GTTTGCGGATGAAGACCCTGAATTATCGCTTTTCAGCGTGCCGAGGTCGGTTTTGGTGGCCCAGCCGCTGCCCGACCAGACGGTGGCGTGGGAGTCGCCGCTATCGTTTTCTGCTTTGCCGACCACCGTCGAGCCGTCGCCGCTGACGCCATATGCAACAGAATCCCCAGTATTATCGGTTCTGAGCGTGCCGAGGTCGGTTTTGGTGGCCCAGTTGCTGCCCGACCAAACAATAGCGTGGCCGTTTGAGCTGTTGACGCTGACTATGCCAACCACGATCGATCCGTCGTCGCTGACAGCGAATGCGTCACCACCGTGGATATATGAGTCGTCCAACATGCCGAGGTGGGTTATGGTGCCCCAATTGCTGCCCGACCAGACAATGGGACGCTCCAGATAGGAGCGGTCGCTTTGCGAATTTCCGACCGCCACCGATCCGTCACGACTTAGGGCTGCTACGGACGCCCGCCCTGAATTATCCGGCATCAGCGTGCCGAGTTCTGTTTTGGTGGTCCGGTTGCTGCCCGACCAAATGATGCCACGTTCTTCGCCGTTGTCGTTGCGCGCCGATCCACCTACCACCAAGCCGTCGCCGCTGACGGCGTTTGCGGATGAAGACCCTGAATTATCGCTTTTCAGCGTGCCGAGGTCGGTTTTGTTGGCCCAGTTGCTGCCCGACCAAACGACGGCGCGGTTTTCACCATTGTCGTTGTACGCCCGTCCGGCCACTACCGAGCCGTCGCCGCTGACGTCGCTTGCAGACGAGCCGTTCGCATTGCCGCTTTTCAGCGTGCCGAGGTCGGTAATGTTATTGGGCGCGGCGGCGGCAGGCAGGGCGGCCAGCAGGGCGGCGAGGGTTAAAAGGCGGTGTGCGGAAAATGGTTTTTGCATAGTTATGTTTTCCCTTTTTAGGTTATAAAATTTGGGTTATAAAAAAGCGGCGGGTGTCCGCCGCAGCTTGGTTGGTGCTACACAAATGGCGTTATTATAGCAGTTTGGTATGCGGGGTTTTGTGTGTTTTCAAAATTTTAAGAAATCAGACGAAACTTTTAAAAAGTTAAGGGCGGCAGGGAGGCCGTCTGAAAAACAGGGATGTTTTGTTTTCAGACGGCCTCAAGGTTTTACCGCTTACCGAACGGACAGGTTCAGATATAGAAATCCTGATTCATTTCCTCATAAAAATTCTGATTCATTTCCTCCGCCGGTTTGGCTTGCGATTTGTTGCCAACCACGCGGGCGGGCACGCCGACGACGGTGCTGTAGGCGGGCACTTCCGCCACCACCACGCTGCCCGCGCCGATTTTCGCGCATTCGTTCACGCGGATGTTGCCCAACACGGAGGCGTTCGCGCCTATCATCACGCCGTCGCCGATTTTCGGATGGCGGTCGCCGCCCTCTTTGCCCGAACCGCCGAGGGTTACGCCGTGAAGAATGGAAATGTCGTTGCCTAAAACGGCGGTTTCGCCGATGACGACGCCGGTGCCGTGGTCAATCATAATCCCCTGCCCGAAACGGGCGGCCGGATGGATATCGACGCCGAACACTTCGGAAGCGCGGTTTTGCAGGAAATAGGCCAGCGTTTTGCGCCCTTCCTTCCACAGGCAGTGGTTGATGCGGTGCGCCTGAATGGCGTGGTAGCCTTTGAAATACAAAAGCGGCAGGCAGTATTGGTCGCAGGCCGGGTCGCGTTCGTAATAGGCCGTGATGTCGGCGCGGACGGCTTCGCCGATGGACGGTTCTTTTTCCAGCGCGTGCAGGTAGAGTTCGTACAGCGTGCGCATATCCATGGTCGGATTGCCAGCTTGCTCGACAGGTGGAAGGCCAGCACCTGCTCCAAACTGTCGTGCCGCAGCACGGTCATGTGGAGGAAGCTGGCCAGCATAGGTTCTTCCGCCGCCGACTGCTCAGCTTCGTTGCGTATGGTCTGCCATAGGTTAAAATAGGTATTTTCCATTTTCAGACGGCCTCTGTTGCGTAAAAGCGGCGATTGTAGCCGAAAGTATGCACCAATGTGCAAAAGGCCGTCTGAAACGTAAACAACATTAAACAAGCCTTTCCTAGGAACACCCATGGCACTCCAATTTGAAATCAACGCCGTTACCCCCTTCCGTCAAAACTGCACGCTGATTTGGGACGATGAAACCAAAGAAGCCGTTTTGACCGATGTCGGCGGCGATGTACCCTATTTATTGCAACAAGTCCAAAACAAAGGCCTCAAGCTGACCGCCATTTGGCTGACCCACGGCCATCTTGACCACGCAGGCGGCGTAGTTGAACTTTTGAAAACCTGCGATATACCCGTTCTCGGCCCGCACAAAGACGACGAATTCCTGCTCCAAGCCCTTCCGCAAACGACGGCGCAATACGGCTTCCCCGTTTCTCCGTCATTCACGCCGACACGCTGGTTGGAAGAAGGAGAATCGCTCAAGGTCGGCAACCACAGCTTCCAAGTCCTCCACATTCCCGGCCACACTCCCGGCCAAGTCGTTTTCTATAACGCCGAAAACGGTCTTTTAGTCGCAGGCGATGTTTTATTTTATGAGACCGTTGGTCGCACAGATTTTCCGCGCGGCAATCATGATGACCTCATAAACAATATCTGCGCTAAACTATTAACTCTGCCCGAAACCACGCAAGTTATAGCCGGACACGGCCGCATGACCAGTATCGGGCATGAGAAAAGGTACAATCCGTTTCTGGTTCGTTAATATGAATATTGTATAAAGACAACATTCTGGCATACACAGATTATGCGTATAAAGGAAAACTGACATACAATTTGCAGGAATAACACCCGAAAGATTAAGTACCTAATCTCCGGCAAATGCCAAAAAGAACTAAAGCACAAAGATAACAAGGTATTACGCAATACAACCTGATTTATCGAAAACCGGACATCTCTAAACCCCAAGCCTTACTCGCAGTGAAATTGTTACAAAGTGACAATAAATGTCAGTCAGGCCGTCTGAACGGTTCTGCCGATTCAGGCGGATACAACGGAGATGAGGTGCAATGCCCTGCCGGAATGTGCCGATGTTCTGTTTGTCAAACCGTCGGGGACATCTTTAAGAAGCACAACATTATTTGGGTAAACCGGCAAACTCGCTGCCGGCACTAACAGGCCGTCTGAAAAGTTCGGCCGGTAAAATCAATAAAAGGATTATCAAATGAAAAAAATCGCAAAAGTGGGCTTCGTCCTGCTGGCTACCGGCCTGCTGGCCGCCTGTGCTACTAAGAGCAAAATCACTCCTGAAGGCACTACAGACGAGCCACGCTTCCCTAAACCTTACTCCCTGACCTTCAACAAAGACCGTGGTACATTCCCGACTTTTGACGAGCTGAATCAAATGCGTCCTGGCCTGACCAAAGACGACATCTACAAAATCCTCGGCCGTCCTCACTACGACGAAGGCATGGGCGTGCGTGAATGGGACTACCTGTTCCACTTCTACACCCCAGGCGTAGGTGTTGACCCTGAAAACACTTCCGGCGTTGAAGGCATCACTACTTGCCAATACAAAGTGATCTTCGACAAAGACAAATTTGCACGCAGCTTCTTCTGGAATCCAGTATTCCCTAAAGATGCCGTATGTCCTCCTCCAGCACCTACACCTAAACCTAAACAAGAGCCTCAAGTGATCATCCGCGAGATCATTAAAGAAGCTCCTGAACGCATCCGTCAATAAGGACAAATTTGAAACGGATCCTATTGGGTATAGCCTTGGCAGCAGGCCTGAATTCTTTGGCCGCTGCCGATGCTGTCAGCGACTATATCCAACGCAAAAAAGTTGTGGTCAATACAGCTAAGGCGGAGCTTTGCTTTGCCGATGACGGTCAGTGCCATCCGGTACTGATTGGCAAGACCACGCCGAAAGGCAAATTCAATATGACGCCGATGATGACCAGCAAACCGGGTTACGGTGGCGAAGTTATCGGCTTCAAAGAAGAAAATGACTTTCTGTTTGCGTTACATAGGGTATGGACGCTCAAGCCACAAGAAAGACGCATGGAACGCATCGTCTCCCCTCATGTGGCCGACCGCATCATAACCAATGGTTGTATCAACGTACAAAGCCATGTGTACGAAAAACTGCGTCAGTACTTCATTTTAGAAATCATCTGATGTAGGCTTTAGTTTGAATAAAGGCCGTCTGAATATTTTTCAGACGGCCTTATATATTGCGCCCTATTACAGGGGCATTTTTAACATAACTAAAGCCCCTTTAACAAAGGGGCTTTTTTATGTGCATCGTCTTCTACACAGTCAATCCAGAACCTCCAACATTTCCAAAATCTTTCATTGTGCGCATCTTCAAAGATGACGAACAACGAACACAATGTCTTAAAACCATCAATTTCCCTATTTCTTCTCCAGATCACCTTTTTCATGCACAAAACGCAGCTAACGAATATGGCCGTTTATATGTAAGTGGAATCATGGATAAGGAGCATCTCCAATGAAAAAGGAACTGAACACAAAAGCGCGTATAGCCGCCTTTGGCGGTGTCAGCGTAAGCGACACGCCAAAGGCGGATTCACGCGCGCCGATGGCGCCCCCCTTATCTAACAGGGGGGGAGCAGAAACCGAAGCGGCTTCATGTACCGAACAGGAAACCTTTGAGAAATACACCACGTTTCTTACTGATTCAAAAGGCCGTCTGATTGAAGTGCCTTTGCGTCGTGGCAAAGCCAATTCTGCTTTTATCGACCAAATCAGTTTTTCAATCCACGAAGATACCTTTTCCCTGCTCGCCGGTTATCCATTGGTTGCCGATGATGAATATATCGTCCGCGCATCTATGGTTCTGGCAGATATTTTTGGTTTCGGTATTACCGAAAAAGCCAAGCATTCAGGTGGTCGTTTTTATGATTCCTGCTGGTTGATGGGTACAGACAATGCCCAATATGGCCGCGTTCATTTCGGTGGGCAAAACAATACCATGCTGATTGAAGTAACAGCCACGGGTTGCAATGCAGCATCTGACGGTTGGGAATCAAGACTTTATAACTTCATCATACAGGCTGTACGTCCAAAAATTACCCGTATCGACATTGCCAAAGATTTTTTTCAAGGCGAATACACGCCTGAACAGGCCAAAGCCGACCGGCTCGCCGGTAAGTTCACCAATCATCACATGATGCCTGATGGCGAATCAGTCGGCACGGATTGGGAATCAAACAACGGCAAGGGCAAAACCTACTATGTAGGCTCCCGTGAATCATCCAAATACGTTCGCGTCTACGAAAAAGGTAAACAGCTCGGCGACAAACATAGCCAGTGGGTGCGTTTTGAAATCGAATTCAAAGCCAAGGATATTGTGATTCCGTTCGAAGTATTGACAGTTCCGGGTGAATACTTCGGCGGTGCATACCCTGTATGCGCCCAATTCCAAGAGAAAGCCGAACGAATCGAAGCAGTGAAAAAGAATCTTGAATTGACCTTTGAACGCTGCATCGAAGTAGCGAAAAACCAAGTCGGCCGCGCCATCAATGCCGCGAAATCCATGTTTCCGAATAAAGACCGTTCGGAAATCTTAGCCATGTTCGAAGCCGATCATGACTTATTGCCCAAACGATTAAGCCTTGAAGTGTATTCATGCACAGAAAACCACGCACCGGCCATACACGACAAGCCCGAAGGCAGTTTATGGCTTAATGAATCCGCCCAAATTTTGCTTGAAATGGCCATTGAAGAGAAAAACAAAATGACGAAGCTCATTGAGGCCAAGCACGAACAAGATTATCTGAATCTGATGTACGACCGATACGCATATAGATTTTAAAAGGCAAAACGCTGCCGCCTTCAAGTGCAGTGTATTGAATAAGGAAACACATCATGCAAATGCAAATTCAAGGCCAAATTATGGGCGTTAAACGCTTTAACGGCCAAATCGACGGTAAAACTTTTGACTATTGCCGCGTCATTGTGTCTACACCTCTGGACAGCAGCCAAGGCAACGCATTAGGCAGCTCGGCTACCGAATACGATTATGGCGGCTCCGTGAATTTCGAACAGTTCAAAAGCATTTCATTCCCATTCGAAGCCGCTTTAACGGTTGAACTCGTTACCAACGGTAAAAGCCAGAAACTGAAAATTCTCGGCTTCCAGCCCAAATCACCAAACAAAGGCTAAAACATGACAATTACCCGCGTTTACATTGTTCAGTCACGGGAAACGGGCGACTTCCTTTATCCGTCTGATACGGGTGATGTGGGTCATACACCGTTTGTCAATGAAGCCGGTTATTTCTACGACCGAAATGAAGCGGTAGAAACCGCGTTATCCGAAATCGGTGAAAACTTTATTGTCTTCAGCTTTTTATCAGAATTTTAAAAATTCAGGCTACAGGTGCGGTCTGAATAATAGAAAAAGCACCTATTCAATTTTGTTTAACTCACTAAAGGAAAACATCATGAAATTGATGAACACTTGCCGTAAATACGGCGCAAAACTGGCTGTCGTTGCTGCCGCTCCTATGGCTTTGGCTGGTCAAGCATGGGCTGAAGTACCTGAAAGCGTCAAAACCGACTTGGCTACCGCTAAAACCGATGCTCTGTCAGTTGCGGCAATCGTACTGGGTATTATCGCTTCCATCTTCGCAATCACTTTGATTCGTCGCGTATTGCGCTAATCCGAAATTTTCAGACGACCCGCCAAAGGTCGTCTGAATTTTAAAGGGGCATAGAGATGTCGATTTTAGACACATTATCGAAAGAGTTTGGATACAGTCTTGCCGATATAAAAGAAATCGGCGGCTATGTTTTGTCGGCATATGGCGGACTTTTAGGCATCGCCTTGATACGTTCCGTTATAGATGGCAGAAAGGCAAAAGCAGCCGCCGAACGCAAAGAACGTCGTGAAGAAATTCGGGAACGGCTGGATGAAATCCGATTAAGACTTGCCGAAATCCGACTGGAAAAAGCCGAAGCTGAAATTAAAGCACATGAAGCCGAAGAATCGTCAGATGAACACGAAGAGTGTGAAGACAGACGTCGAACGCAGGAAGAAGCCTTAGCCGTTTATGAAGAACTCGTAGCAGAAGAGCAGGAACTTGAAGCACAGGAACAAGAGTTCGAAACGATTGCAAACGGTATAGGCGAAGATGAAGACGACGACGGCGTTTATATTTATAAGGATTGCTGATGGGCTATCAAGTCGGAAACAACTGTTATGCAACCCGCAAAGACGCTGAAAACGTCTATTTCAGTTTAGTGCCTGCCAAAATTGGCGATGACGGAAAGCTATATCAGCTTAATTTTACTAAGTTTGGCTGGAAATATGGGGAACAAATTTTAAAAGTTGAATTGCCTGAGTGTAACCCGATAGATAGCATGAAAGACGGATCCTATATAGGCTGGTCAGTAGTTGCCATCATGGCAGCGGTTTGGGGTATTAGGTTGATATGGCAGAAATTAAGGTAAAACCATGATGGATTTTTATTTTTATCTTGGTGTGTTCGTTCCGGTCGTGGTGGGCTGGATGATTTTTAAATGACGAGGCGATATAATCCCGACTTTCTGCAACTGTTATGAAAGTTAGGATTATGTTTTACATTTCAGAAGAAGAATTGAGATTTAAAAAAGATACGAATCCCAATTATTTAAATGAAAAATTGTGTCATGTGTTTATAGCTGAAATGTTCAGACTTAAAGAAATTTATCCAATTTCTGATTTTAAGAACATGGTAAAAAGTGCAGCTCAATATTTCTTAAATCGAACATATCTTGATGATATGTTAGTTTTTTTTGAAGATGGCTCGTTTTTAAAATTTCAGTTTTTAGAACATGGCTTTGAATGCAAAGAGTTCTATGATGGTCAAATTTCTACGGCTTATTATTATGGCCGTTATTCTATTAGGATTTAATTTTAAAGCTCATGCTGAATTAGTTGTTGAACCAAATGGTAGAGTACGTGTTTCCACTGGCGGTTTTAATCAAAATGGCGTTAGAACTTGGCGGTATTTAGATAATGGTCGTGGTGGCATGGGTGGGAACATGTTTTATCATGAAAATACAAGTAAATCTCTAGCTGTCCGTGATGCCTCAACAGGCTTTAGGTCTGCCTCAACTGTTCCCGTGACTATTGAAGCCCAAGTATCCCGAAAAGCCGTCCTTTCAGGCGCATTTGGCCTGGTAAAAGCAGGCGCAAAACTTGGTTTAAAAGCTGCTCCTTATGTTGGAGCTGCTTCATATGCTTATGATGCCTATCAATTTTTAAAAGGTGATTTAGAAAAAGAAGGTTACAAATGGAATGAAGTTAATGAAGAATTCTTAAAAGAATGGCCGGCGCGAAATTGTATTATCACTGAAGATAGTGAAGGCAGAAGGCAAAAAACAGCATGTTATGGCATCGACAGTTCTGTCTTAAGTGCCTATAGAAAAGGTGGCCAAAGTAGAGCAGACGCCGAAATGCTTATGAAAAGCAAAATGGAAAAATTAGCAGGTTCATTTTGGGATAAACAAAAAATTGAATTGGACAAAGGAAGAGGCGAAAAATTTTGGGAATATTATTCACTTGATTATTGTTATTTTGATATGAATGGCGGAGATTGTTTGGTAACGTATGGGGGCGATGGAAGAAGACCAATTTCTTTTCAATTGTTCACGAGAGATACAGAAGTTCTTGGTCCAGAAAAATTCCTTCAAATCGCTACCGAATCTATCGATGGAAACCCAAATCCATTTATTAAAGGCACGGGATACCCTGAATATAACGAAAAAGTGTCAGTCCCTGCCGGTACTGTTGTAACCATTGGCCCTGTCACTCCAGAAAACGGCAAACCGGTTCAAATTACCATAACTTTCGGTAAAGATTCTAGCGGCAACACAACCGCAAATGTTGAAACAACCCCGCGCCCAGACCTCATACCGGGTAGCCCTGCTGCGCCAAAACCCAATCCAACCCCTGATGACAATCCGAAGGACAAACCAAAACCTGATCCTGACGACAGCCCTAGCGGCAAAGACAAGCCAAAACCCGACGATAAGCCCGACCCTGACCGCCAAGATGATCAAAAAAAGGATGAAAGACCTAAAGAGGATGAAAAGCCAAAGGAAAGCGGCGGTCTGTTGTGTGAAGTGTTCCCCAATATCCTAGCCTGTGCTGAAAAAGGCGATGTAGAAGAACAGGAAGAGCCATTCAAAATACCGCATACCCAAAACGAAACGACATTTAGCCCTGATTTCTTTTTGCCTGATAACGGCGTTTGTCCTGCTCCCCGAACGGCAACCTATTTAGGCATAACAATGGAATTTAAATATGACCTGATTTGCCGTTTTGCCGAAATGATACGTTTCCTTGTTATAGGTATAGCTGCTGTTGTAGCCGCATTTATAATGTTCTCAAGTAGAAAGGACTAAAGCATGCAAGCCGCGTTTTTTGCCATATTACAAAGGCTACTGACCTATATCGTCGTAAAAGTATTTATAGCCCTCGGAATCAGTTTTGTGACCTTTACAGGCTTTACAGTGGGTCTAGGATTCGTCAAAGACTACATCAGAAATCAATTCAATTCTATGCCGTCTGATATTCTGCAAATCATTATGATGGCAGGTTTCGGACACTCATTAGGGCTCATATTCGGCGCATTCGCCTTTAATGTAGCAATGCAAAGCATAAGCAAACTGTCATTCATACCGGGTGGAGGTAAAGATAAATGATTATTCTACAAACAGGCGTTCCGGGCAGCGGAAAGACCAGCTCTGTCGTCAATATGCTGATGACAGACGAAAGCTACACCCACTTTACCGACAAAGACGGTGTCAAGAAAAAACGCCCGCTCTTTGTCAATGGCATTCCCGAACTCAAAATAGAACATGAAGAACTTTCAGACGAACAAATCAAATCCCAGCCGTTTCAAGATTTCCTCCCTTATGGCTCGCTTGTCATCATAGACGAAGCACAAAGGCTGATGGGTACACGTTCCGCCGCTTCAAAAGTACCGCCATTTATCGAAGCATTGGCAACACACCGCCATCACGGTTTAGACATCGTGTTGATTACTCAACATCCTAGCTTCCTTGACAGCTTCGTCCGCCGGCTCGTCCAGCGACACATGCACGTTTCTATTAAGCCTGTCGGTCGAAAACTCTACGAATGGAACGAATGCGTTGATCAGCCTGATAGCAGCGTCAATATTGCCAAAGCCATTGAACGCACGTTTGTCTTGCCTAAAAAGTCTTTCGGCATGTACAAATCCGCCGAAGTACACACTAAGCCTAAACGCCGCATACCCAAAAGCCTGATATTCGTCGTCTTGTTTATACCGCTGTTGATAGGCTTTACCCTTTACACGATAAACAACATGAGCAAACGATTTAGCGCGGATGAAAAACAAACAACGGCCACAACTGCCACGTCTTCTGACGTAGATGGTACGTCTGAACATCAAAATACCGCTTCTCCTGCTGATATAGGGCAAAACCTCAAACCCGAGGACTTCGTTCCTACGCTCGCCGAAAAGCCTGAAAGCAAGCCCATTTATAACAACGTCCGACAGGTCAAAACATTTGAGTACCCTGTCGGCTGCGTCGATGGCGGCAAAAGCGGATGTACCTGTTATTCATCTCAAGGTACACCGCTTAAAGAGATCACAAAAGCAATGTGCAAAGACTACGCAACAAATGGATTGCCGTTCAACCCATACAAGGACGAACAACACGCAGCACAACAGCAACAGACCGCACCGCAGACAGCATACGCGCCTGAAAATGGACAAGTTCTTACGATGGGCGGCAAAAGCCCTCAAAACCTGATGTATGACGGCTATGTAGAGGTAGGGGAACAATTCCAGCAACGTGGAGGGACTGTCGGATCTAATTAATCAAGCTGCTTTTTACTGTGTTGATGTAGCCCTAAAGGCGGAATCAATATGGTAAAAAGTAGCACGGGGTGCGGGAACGCCCGCTACTTGAATAATAGGATAACTATCCGAAGCTGTAAGCCCTTTAATTTAGACGGTTTACAGGTTTGGATTAGCTACCCAAACCGAAAAACGCCCATCTTGAGACGGCCTAAGTCATCAGACTGTAGAAAAGATGAAGAGGGCGTTTTTTTGTTGTCTGAAAATTGAGTAGCATCAAAGAACATACAAAAGTGTGAATCTGCATAGTAAGGGAAATTATGAGAAACGCTGTCGGTTTGGATATATCGCAAAACACCTTTGACGCTGCCGCTATTGTCAACGGTCAATGTAAGCAAGCCCTGTTTGACAACAGCATCAATGGCTTTGAAAGCTTCAAAGCCTGGCTTGACGGTTTTGGCTGTGAATTGCATATCTGCATGGAAGCAACCGGCAATTACTTTGAAGACGTTGCCGACTATATCGGCCAGTTTTACACCGTATCCGTTATTAATCCTTACAAAATTAGCGAATACGGCAAAAGCCGCTTTCATCGCACAAAAACAGACAAACAAGATGCGAGGTTGATTGCTGAATATTGCCATACGGCCATGCAAAAAGATTTGCCAGCTCGGCAAAAAATAAGCATAGGTCACTACCGCTTGAAACGCTTATTGGCTCTGTACGAACAGCTTAAAACCCAAAAGACCGCACAAAAGAACAGGCTGAAAGTCGCTAAAGACGAATTTGTTCGAAAAATCCATCAAGCTCAAATAAAAGAATTGGATCAACACATTCAGCAAGTCGAAGCAGAAATACAGGCAATCACAAATAGCAATCAAGACTTGAAAGCTGTTTCAGATCGTCTGCAAACCATTCCGGCCATTGGCAAATTAACAGCTGCTATACTCACAAACTATTTACTTAGTGGCGACTTTAAAACTGCCAATCAATTTACCGCCTTTGCCGGCTTGAATCCGCAACAAAAAGAGTCGGGAACCAGCGTAAAAGGTCGTTCAAGCATGACGCGTTATGGTAACAGACGGCTAAAATCAGCTTTGTTCATGCCTGCTATGGTTGCGCTCAACAGGAATTACTTTCCCGATTTTGTCAAACGCCTGAAGGCCAAAAACAAACCAAAGATGCTGATATTAGGCGCCCTTATGCGTAAGCTTCTTGTCGTGGCTTACCATGTTTACAAAACACAAAAACCTTACAATCCTGAACGCTACAAACCTACCTAGAGTTTTCGCAAAATGACAAAGCTGTTTTTGCCTGAATGCCAAGCAAAAACAGCTCAAAACACTTGCGCCCTGAGTAATTATATAAAATAAATATCATGATAAATCAAAATGATATAAAAATTACTCGAAATAGGGCTAGACGGTTAAAGTAGCATCTTTTCTCATACCAATCTATTTCGTTAAGTCCTTCCTATTGAAAGAATCACGCCCTTCCCTTTCTCAGCAAGCTATCCTGCTTTTTCAACCATGAATTAACGCTCATGGTAAACACAAAGAAAATGAGCAGCGCATCTCCTTGCCAATAAAAAAGCCCGATGCGTTCAACATCGAGCTTTTAACTGGAAAACCAATCTTAGTCTTTGCGTGTTTCCACCAAAATCATTTCGACTGCTACGTCTTCCACTTCTACTTTAGGCACATCCGAACGGCGTGTTTTAGCAACTGGTTCAGGTTGTGGCTGCGCGGCAAAAGCGGCAACGGCTTGCGGATCGGTTTCAACGAAGATCAAATCGCCCAAGCTCTCAGGCACAACGATTGCGACAGGCGCTGCTTTAGCGACGGTTTCAGTTTGTGTGGCAACAGCTTCAGTTGGTACTTCAACCGGTGCAACAGTAGCCGTTTCATTCGGAGACAATACTGCAGAAATAGCTTCTTTGACGTTGCTGACTGCAGAAGCAAGCAGGGCTTGTTCGGCATCAGCGCCTTCGGTTTGCGCTACGGTAGGCTCGTCTTCGCTTTCAATCGCAAATACGAATGGCTCTGCGCTGGTAACTTCAGGCTCGGATACCACAATCACCAGCGGCTCGGCTTGGTCGCTTTCAGAAGTCAATGTCGCATTTGCAGCTTCAACCGTTTCGTTCAAACCTAAAACATGCGCTACGGCAAAGAGGACTTTGTCGGCAGTGTCGGTAATGTTCAGGTATTGCTCGATTTTTGCCGAAGACGGAATATTGCGTTTTTTGCTGTTGGAACGGCGGTCGTTACGGTTGTTGCGCTGACGGTTGTTGCGGTCGCGTCCTTGACGGCCGTTGTTTTTCACACCCTCTTCGCTGCGGGCGTTGTCGTCCGCTTCAACTTGCGCCTGTTCGCCATCGGCTTGAACGTTCACGTCCTCAACACGGTTTTCCGCAGATTGATGACGGTTGCGCTCGTTACGGCCGTTGTTGCGGCGGCGTTTATTGCCGTTTTGTTCCGCTTGGTTTTCAGACGGCATCTCAACCAGTGCAGCTACTTCTTGAACGTTTACGTCTTCAACCACTTCCTCAACACGGTTGCGCTCGTTGTTGCGATCATCGCGGCGGTTGTTACGGTTGCGGTTGCGACGATTGTCTTTACACTCGTCGTTGCGGCTTTCGTTTGATTTGTTTTCTTCAAACTTGCTGTCGACAGCTTCGGCATTCACTTCGCGCACTTCTACCTTGCTGCCGTCGTGCCTATTGTTGCGGCGCGGGTTTTGGCGGCGGTTATTTGCGCGGCGATTGCCGGAATTGCCGTTGCGGTTGTTGCCGTTTGAAGTGCGTTTTTCTGCCACTTCGGCGACAGGCGCGGTTTCGGCTGCGGTATTGCCGCCGAAAATGCGTTTGAGCCATGCTTTGAAGCTATCCCACCATGAATCGTTCTTCTGCTCGGCTACAACCGGGGCTGGCTGGGTATGGCGCACGCCTTTGACGGCGGGTTCGGGGCGGGCGGCTTTGGCTCTTTCGCTGCCGAAAGGTTTGGCGGATTCGTCTTCTTCCGGCTCGGCAACGCGTTTGTAGCTCGGTTCGCCGTCTTCTTCTACGTCGTCGATGCGGATGCGGTTGATTTCGTAGTGCGGGTTTTCC